CATGATTTACTCCTTTTTAATTCACCTGCCGCAGCGCATTGGCAATAACGGCTCGGCGATCCATTTGATTGACTGCACCTGAGATGGCAGCGCCTGGCGCTCCCCTTACCTGTACAGCCGCCTGTTTTGCTTTCTGTACCTGATTCTGCGCGGCATAGTTTTGTTGCTGTTGAGCATATAAACTTTGTGCCAACTGTGGATCAAGCCTTACAGCGGTGTCGTATGCCAATTGCAATTTCTCGCGTTCTGACATATTACTGATGTCTCCTAGAACCTGTGGCGCTTGGAGAAGCGACAACATTCGATCTTGGACTGCCTCAAAGTGTGCGTTTGCGGGGTCGCTCGCAAACTGCTGGATTACAGAGAGTGCTCTGTTTTCATTCTGTTTCTGCGCTTCATACTGGCTCTGCGTGATGTGTTGCGTAAGCTGCTGTACTTGTTGCGCTAATTGATTGTAGTGGGAATCTTGTTGTGGTGGTGCTTCGCCGCCAAAGTAAGCAGCCACTTGATCTAGCGGAATTTGAAACTGCTGGATCATTTGGGCAACAGCTTGGGATTTCTGTTGCGGTGTGCCTGTTCTTAACAATGCCGCCGTTTGAAGTAATGGGCCAATCGCCGTAGCTGGCGTGGCGTTCTCGTTTCTCAGCATCCACTCGTAGGGCTGGAATAATTCGGTAATTGCTCGAGCCTCTGCATCCCTTTGCTTGTACTGATTGATGCCCTTTTCGTAGTCGGCATCCCGCTGGGCAAAGGCTTGCTGTAACTCAGGTGGGGCTTTTTCCCAATGGTCTTTCAGCTCAAGGCGCAGGCTTTTGGGCATCTCAGCCCTTGGCTTGTCAGCCATCTGAGGCGCTTGGGTTTCTGCTGTGGGGAATTTAGGTGCAAACTTTCCCCCCTCTCGGGGCTGTGTAGCTGCGTGTTTGCCCCGATTGGTTGGGGTCTTGGTCAAAGCCTCACGGATCGTATCGGCTCTGCTTTGCGGCTCGGTTTGGGGCGCTTCGACCGCTGGGGTTTCGGGTGCTGGGGCTTCTATCGTGTCGGGTGCGACAACTTCGTTTTCCATCACTTCATCCTTTTCATTTGTTCCAAAGTCATTTTGATCATCTCCTTGCGCTCGGGCATGGGACGGTTGTGCAATCTGTTTGCCATCTCAACATTCAGATTAGACATCTTAACAGGGGCTATCGGTGCGCCTGGTCGGTCAAACTCTTGCACAGTAGCCAACTGACCACGCAGACGGTCTCGGTGCGCTTCTTTTTTCTTGTTCCACTCTTGTTGTGCATACTTAACGTCCGAATGCCCCATCTCAATTGAATCGGTGCGCTTGAGATGGTCACGCCATTGCTTTCTGCCCTCAATCATTACGCCATCAGGCGACATAAATGGGGCAATATCGCCCATGACCGTGGTGTAGTCAACGGAATGAAATGCCGTCTTTTCATATGGCTCGCTGCCATCTGATGGATAAACCCAAGTTCTTCTCACATTAACTCCAAGATCGTTGCGACATCTTCATCATCACGTTTTCGCTTAACACGCAATTCAAGGTCTTTGACCCTTTGCATTAACAAATCATAATCAATTTGTTTTCTGACTGCAACCTCTATTGTCTGTTGAGGTGCGGAGGTAATTTCTTCTCTAACCTCGGGCGGCAAACCAAACAGCGCTTCTTGTAGTTTTAGCTTGCGCTGCGCTTCTAGCTTTCGGTCTTTAGCCCATTGTTCATCACGCTTTTTTTCGTCAAAACCAAAGTGACCGCCTAATGGGATTTCAACAGGTGCAGGCGTTGCCGCGCTAGGAACGCTTGCAAAAGGCGTTTGGGCAAAAGCTGATATGCCAAACACTTACGCTCCCCATTTTGCGGCGTTATCTACCCAAGTCGGGGCGGTAGTGGCGTTAGATTGCAAGACCTGTCCCGCAGTCCCCACTTGACCATTAAATGCTACTGATCCATTAGTGTTAATAGTTACTGCGTCAGTCGTGCTAACTGCGCCATTAATAATAAAACTAATCTTTTGATTGTCCCAACTACCCAAAACCAATGGGCCACCAAAGGATTCGACAAAACTTGCCAACGGTACAGAAAACCCATTGTTAGGATAACCAGCATCCGCATAACTGTAATTTGCGTTATTTATTCCAAGCTCGCCATAGGCTGTATGACCGCCATCATTGACCGCATAGCTTGCATAACTTGTATTGCTTGAGCTTGTGTTTTGCAAGCTTGTGTAAAGATATAACGGCTCACTTGCTGTAAATCCTGCAATTACGCCCGAATCGGTGTGAGCAGTTGCATCCCCAACATTTAAAGATCCAACATTGGTTACGCCTGCCGTGTAAGGTATCAAAACACGGTTATTAGCATCTTTGTTAACCGATTTGCTTGCAGGGTAAGTGACAAATACATCCTTTGTGCCTGCCAAAAGATCAAGTTTTGATCCTGTGGATGAGGAAATAATTGTATCCCTACTAAGAGTCCCCCCATAATATTGACCTATACCAACTTCCCATTGACTGGTGCTTGATATTGTGTAATAGGTCGTGTTGTTATTGCCAATGACCGCAAAGGATTGATAACCATCAACCGCGCCACCTAAAGTAATTGTGCCTAACCCTGTTGAGGCGGTGGTTTCCCTTACCCGATCAGCAAGAACTAAGCTCATGCCATCTCCACGCCTATCACTAAGCCATCAACACCCCTTACAACTCGTTTAGGTGCGTTAAGCTTTTGCATGGCCTCACCAATGTTTTGCATAGTCTGACCGTGCATATTTGCCATTTGGTCGTGCATCATTGCAATTTTGTCCATTGCCTGCATGATTGGCGGGGCTAATTCTTGCGTAAGTTGTGCAGACGCTGCTTCAATGACCGGTAGGTCAACGCCAGGGTTGCTCCCAATCCTTGCCACCATGATCTTAGTCGCTGCATCAAGCTCTGCTTTCCATCGCTCATATTCTTCCTTTCCAGCCATTTCTCGGGCTTTTATCTGCATCTCGTTATTCTGTTTAGCCGCTTCAAACTCGGCTTTCATCTGCTGCAGCTGCATTTCGGCCTGCACCTTGGCTTGTTGCATCTGCATATCAAGCTGGGCTTTAACTTGCGTCAATTGTGCGTCAGCCTGCATTTTCATCTGCTCAGTCTGTGCCTGCGCCTGCATCCGCATTTGTTCAGCTTGCTGGTCAGCTTGAAGCTTCATCATCTCAGGATTTGGCTGTGGCTGCTGTGCCGCCTGTGCCGCTTTATCAGTCAAGGCTTTCATGGCTTGCTCAATCGCGCCCTCCATCCCTCGACCCGCCCTAAATCTGCGAACAAGGAATAAAAGCATCTCTGACATCATGGGCAACAACTCAGGTACGCCCTGCATGATAGGCAATGAGCTTTGCAGGAATGAGCCAATGGCCTCAACCGCTTCAGCCGCCGCTTGCTTTTCTGCCTGCTCATCAATTTGAGCCAAGCTATCGGCCTCGACTTGGATGTGGAAGTCCCTGATCGTGCTGTTAGACAGCATTTGGATCGCTGCTTGCAACAATTGAGGATTCTGACCGTCTTGCGTATACATCACGCCCGACATTTCAACAATTAACTCGGGTGGGTAAAACTTGCAAATGATTTGCGCTTTGAGCCTAAACACATCTGTGGCAAACCGAGCCACATCGCCTTGGCTGCTCTTTAACCGCAAGCTACCAAAGTTGGCCTTGAGCTGTTGAGCACCTAGCGTTTCTTGAGCTTTTGATGCCCCACGCAAAATGTCCGATATGCCCATGATCTCGTAGATCGACTGCTTAACCTGTTCCCGAGCCGCATACAACTCTCGCAAGGTCACAATGATCTGCGAGGTGTCCATCATGTCAATAGCGCCTTTTAAGCCGCCTTTTTCTGACATTGCTGCCCAACCTGTCACAGGGAATAGCTTGTTATCTACGCCCTCGCTAAACATCCGCGCCAGCTCTTTAAACTCAGCGTTAAAGACACCAACCGCCTTACAAGCCTTGGTCAGCAAGTAAATGCGTTGTGTTAAGTTGTCTAACTCCTGCGCCTGATCCTCGTATTCGCAGTAATCAGGAATAGGAATCATTGTTCCTGTGGTGGTGGTCGCCAGTAAGGGTTTAGGGCAAGGGAAGAATTCTTCTAACTCTAAGGGGTCATCCCTTTCATCTAAAGCCTGTGGATAACCTTTGGCAATCCAGCAAACCTTGCCGCTACGCTTATTCCAAATCTCATAGACCTTGGCTTTTTTGTCATAGGTCATCTTGGCGGTCAAGGGATTCTTGCCGTCCATGTCGGTGTTTGAGCTGGTCAGGCTGACGTTTTTAAATACGTCTCCAAAGCGCTCAATGCCCTCGTCCTTGGTCATGTAGACCGCCCGAGCTACCCACCAAACCTCATCCCATGTGCGAGCTGGTGAGTGTAGGAAATCAGCCCAGTAAACATAATCAATGGGGCTGTGGGCAGAATCAATGCGCTCCTGCGGCTCTTCTATCGCGTCATAAACTTGAGCCTCGTCCTGTTCTAGTCCCTCAACTTCGGGGCGGTCGTTAACAATGATTGGCTCGTAGCGTATCCATGCTGTGCCGCGACCAGGCAGCAATCTATCCTCCACCACCCCACGCATTGCATTGTCAAAGTCTGCAAATTGGGTGGTCTCATATTCCATCACCCTCTCAAGCATTGTTGAGGCAAGGCGACCAACAGGGTCTTGGTCAGAAAATCGGCGTGAAACCTCGGGCTTGGCTTGGCGACCGTACAAGGCAGGAAACAGGACTTGGATGTTTGACCACAGGATGTTGAACTTCATCCTTGGCATTTCTATTGCATCGCGTTCATCCCGATAGCGCTTGACAACCTTTTGACCGCGCTTTTCCCATTTGTCAAATGACTTTTGGGCGGTCTCTATTTGATCGTGCCAATAAGGGCCAGCATTTTCGCCCTCGTATGCGCCTGTTTCTTCGTACATGATCAGCTACCAGCGGCAAAGAAGAATGTCACATCCAATGCGCTGCCGGCAATTGTTGCATAGAGGCTAACCCCCACGTTGGCAGGAAATCGGTGAAACCCGATAGCTGGTGTGATCGTGCCACTCATTACTTCGCCGCCTGACCCGCCATTGCGGAGTACCAAAGTGCCTGCGGTGGTGCTGTTAACGTAGAAACCAATCAACTGACAAGGGCCTGGCGTTACTGCGCCTGTGGCGGTGATGTTTTTATACCCACCGACTTCTGCTACTGGCTGGCTCATATTCGCTCCTCTTTATGTTGCATCTCATAATCCCACAGCTCATCAAGAGTGATGGTTTGCAGGGTCTTGCCCTTGGGCGGTGTCTGATCTTTTGCTTCTTGTCTATAAGCTACTGCAAGCATTCTAAACGCATCTGCGGGGTGTGAGCACCAATCATGGCGGGGAGTTTGACGAAAAGTTTTCTTATCTTCATCATATTCCCGCTGATATTGCCTTAACGCTTCTAGTCCCTCATCGCAGCTTGTGTCAAACCAGCATATTGGCAAGATCATCCGCACCGCCTGTATGCCATCCTGTATGCCAATCTCAGGCACGATGGCTAACTTACTCAAGCCACCAAGGTGCGATGCCAACTGCTCAACAATAGACTTACCCCCTGAGGCCAGCGTCTTAGCCCTTGCGTCATGCGGTAGGTAATGCTTTGTGTATCGATAACCCTTAGAGTTAACAACGCTTGCAATTTCCTCAATGCTTGCGCCGCTGACCGCGTAATAGTCCATTACCCTGATCTCGCCCCTGACAACCTGATACCACCAAATCGCTGTGTCATCCCGATAACCTAAGTCCCATGCGGTGTAAACAGGCGACTCAGGCTCAAAGGGCAGCTCACATATCCTGCCTGCGTCTTGGGCTTGGCGCATCTCTTGACCATAAAACGCCCCAAGTATGGCGGCATCAAAGCTGCACTCGTACTCTTGATCGTATTGGTCTTGGCTTAACTGAGACCGAGCCGCTTCCAATTCCGAGTTAGGCAATAACTTGGATATTGAGGCTGGTAGTCTTAACAGAAACCAATCAGGCACAACTTGGCTAACCTTGTAGATGTCGTGAAACTGATTTTTTCCTTTGGGCGTACCCCCGAAAACGGCCCAGCCGAGACGATCTGAAAGTGTGGGGCGAATTACGTTACCCCAAACGCTAGGCTTAAAGTCACCGTATTCGTCAAGGTAAACGCCATTAAATCCCAAGCCCCGCATAGCATCTGCGTTATCTGAGCCAAACAGCATGATCTTTGCACCGTTCAGCAGCTCCACCATCAAGTCAGATTCATTGGTAGCCTTTGTGATAGGCGCAGCGTAATATTTGAGGTAATCCCACGCCACCCGCTTGGCTTGGCTGCGGAATGGGGCAATGTATGCATACTGAGCTGATCTGTTGCCCTCGGTGATACCGCGCTTTATCAGGTCGTTGATGGCAGCTACTGTCTTGCCAGCCCTGCGGTGGGCAACCAAACAAGACCAGCGCTCAGTCCTGTTGTGGAAAGGCATAAATGCCTTCCGCGGGCTATACGGCAGTATTATTTCCCTGCTGCCCACTTGATCACCAAGTCCTGACCGTCTGCGCCTGTGATCTCTTGTTTAACCGTCTCAGCCCAGCGCATCTGCGTCTTAGTCCACCAAATCAATGCCGTTGTATCGCCGCTGGTGGCTTTAGTGAACAGGGTCTTAGCTATCTGCCCATTGGCTTTGGCTTTGCCCATGTCAAGTTCTGCTCGGTAATACTTGCGTAAAGTTTTGTCATCTATACCAACAAGCACACCAATTGATTCATGCGGTAAGCCTAATCCACTGCTGGATTCAACCAGTTTGCGGGTTTCAGGCGTTGGCTCATGAGCCTTTTGTGGGATTACTGGCATCTTTTATAAAGGGGAACTCGTTAAGCTGTTACGGTGGATTCTAACAACAATACGGCTTTTTTGCCTGTAAAGTCTTCCCATCGTTTAACGATCACATCGCAATACTTTGGGTCTAACTCCATTAATCTAGCTTTTCTATTGTGCTTTTCACACGCAATCATTGTTGTCCCTGTTCCACCGAAACAATCTGCAATAATTGCCTTTTTTTGCGTAAAGTTAGTAATTGCCCACTCAGGAAAATCAATTGGAAATGTAGCTGCATGAACTTTTGAAAATTCATTATTTCGGTTTGGCTTACCTTCATAGACATTCTTTACTGTGCCTCTGAAATCTGAAACAGGAATTGCTCTACTTGGATTTTCTGTTTGTGCCAAAAAAATAATGTATTCAAAACAAGAATTCATTACATTTGCCGCCATAGCTGGAGCACCATGTCCTTTGTTCCATATCGCCATGTCTATAAAATGATCTTTATATTTATGTAAATATTCAAGAAAAGCCACTTTATTGCCAGCCAATTGCTGAATGTTTATGGCCATACATTTTGTGTTCCACATCCAAGCATTAGTAAATCCACAAAGAAAATCTAAATAATCGCCTTGTGTTTTGTCATCTCTATATGTCGCATATTTGTTATCTGTAGTATGCGTATTACCAGATAAAGATTCTGATTTTCCTGCATTGTAAGGTGGAGAAGTAAACATAAAGTCTGCTTCTTCTCCATCTAAAAGCATTTCAACAGCATCTACGCTTGTGCTATCACCACACATCAGGCGGTGATTGCCAAGTTGGTAAATGTCGCCTAGCTTTGTCGTTGGCTCATCAGGCACGTCAGGAACAGCGTCCTCGTCTGTTAAGCCCTCAATCACATCAGGCTCAAGCAATGCGCTTAACTCTTTGGGGTCAAAGCCCAGCATCTCTAAAGCAAATCCGTCTGCCAGCAAGTCGTTAAGCTCTATGGTTAACATTTCATTATCCCAGCCGGCGTTAAGCGCCAGGCGGTTATCGGCAATGATGTAGGCTTTCTTTTGGGTTTCTGTTAAGTCTGCCAGCTCTATGGTGGGTACTTCCTTGTAACCCAGCTTTCTTGCCGCTAATAGCCTGCCGTGGCCTGCAATGATGCCGTTTGCCCCATCTACCAATATTGGGTTAGTCCAACCAAACTCTTTTATGCTGCCGGCTATTTGTGCCACTTGCTCATCGCTGTGGGTGCGGCTGTTGTTAATGTAGGGAATTAGGCTCTCAACCTTTTTTTGGGTTATCTTCATTTACCGTTATCCATAAACCGTCTCCCGCATTTTAATTAAGCCGTTGAGCATCCTACTCTTAGTGTTAAACCATTGCTTGCTGAAGTCACAGTTTTGGTAATGGTCAAACTCAGGGATGCCTAGCGTGTAGTGGGCAATCTTAGCGTTCTTGTTCTCTTGCTCGCCAACCAGTACGTTCCATTCTTTCGGTAGCTCACCGATAAGTGAATCAGGCAACCAACCGAATCGGTGAAGCTCTGAGCCGCTGTGATCATCCACAAATTCAGGCGTTAAAACCCTGTTTCTTAAATGATCGCAATTCCAAAGTATTAAACTTGACCAGTTCTTTCGGGGATAGTCCCGATTTGCCGATTCCATCGGTGTTCCAATATATTTCTTTGGGTGCTTGGTCTGATACTCATGCTTAACAACTTGCACCGCCTTGGTCGGGTCAAACAACTTGCTTAAGTCATCTATGTTTGCCAGCATCAGCATATCGCTAGCATCCATGAATATCGCCCTGCCTGTGAAGTTAGTGAAGTAGGGTACAAGAAACCGCTGATAAGTAAATGCGTTTGTGCCGTCCCGCTGTGTGCCGTACAAAGGCGTTATGGCAACTGGCTCGCTGGTGCGCTCAATCAGGCTTTGGCAAAACACATGGTAGCCAACAGCCTCCCTTGGGTCGTAACCAGCGAATATCCTGATCATTTCAGCGTCAGCTTGTACAGGGTTGTGTCAATCAGCGCCGCTATCTCGTCCACGATGTTTTGCAACTCGGTGTCATCAGGCAAAGCTTGGCGGTTTTTGTAAACGTAATCTTTGATGCTTGTCAGATACTTAACAGGGTCTTTGGCATTGTGGAAGTTCTCAGGAAAATCCTTGATCTTCTCGTAACAACCCGAATAAGCCTCTGCATAACTGTCAGCCAGCTCAACAATGGCAGGGTAATATTTACCCAAAGCCTTGTGGACGGCGTAAGAATCGGTGCTCAAGTGCATAAAGTGCGTCACGGTGCTACTGTGAAACAACGTGGAAATAAAGTCGGCAACGTCTTTTTTCATATCTACCCTAAAAAAAGCAGGGGTCAATGCCCCTGCAAATGAGACAACTGCACATCTATTGTAAACGTAGGAATTGGCACGTCAACAGGCCAAGCGCCTTGATTAAAAAGTTTTGCAACCGTGGCTATGTGGGCATGATGCCATTTTTCTTGCCGTTCCTCTTTGCTTAACTCTTTACCTTGGTCAATCTCGTAATGGCATTTAAGGCACAAAGCCGCCACTAAGTTGTCATCAGCCTTGACCCCTCGACCCTTGCCGCCGCCCCAATTAGTGTGCGCTGCCTGCACCATATTGCCCGATCCGCAGGCTTGGCAATCAAGCCCCGCCACCAGCTTTAGTAGTTTTTTGTTTCTTATGTATTGATGTTTTTGGTACAACTATGGTCTCCAATGTGGAAAATCTGTGTTCGTTGGCGCATTTAAGTCTGCGGCGGCGGCTGTTGCCTGTGCTTATTCAGGTTTCTTTGACGATTGTCCATGTCCCGCATTCGGGGCATTTCATTGGTGCGCCCTGTCTTGCATCCTGTTTGTGGCTTCGCGTGTTCGCCAAATCTCAATGTCAAGCCTTGCCGCCTCAATCTCCCACTTTAGCGTCTCTTCTTTTTCAATTGCCGCAGCCAATCCTTTTAACAGCTTGACATAAATGGGGTCTGCGTAGGCTTCACGTTCTTGTGCATTTGCCGCCTCAAAGCCCATTTCTAAAGCATCTTTCATCAACAAGGCTTTTTGGCTTTTGCGAAATTCCTCAAGGTAAACCCGCTGGGCTTTGGCATCGCCGTAAGCTGGGGCTTTGTCTCTAATGGCTTGCGCCGCTTCTTCGGGTTTCACTTTAATACTCCAATCATGCGTAGAGCCGCGTCAGGGCTATCAATCCTTGCCAATGTACCCCCGCCCCAACTTTCAAAAAAGTCTTGTTGTAGGGCTGTTAAACGCTTTCTAGCGTCTGTTTTGATCTCCACCAAGAACGTATGACCTTTGTAGCCAACTAAAAGGTCAACCGGTAGGCTAATGATCCAAACATTAGCGCCAGCAGCTCGTAGGGCAATCACAATTTGGTCTTGGTTTGCGTCCACACGTTTAGCGTGTCTCATTCATTCGCTTTCTGAGGTTAACGGCGGCGGCTGATCCACGGCGTTTTTCTATGTCTAAGTAAACCTGTGACCACCATGCCGATGCTTTGATTTTCCCAAGGTCTTTCGCTTTCTTGCGGTATCTCTGCACCCATTCCCGCGCTTCCATCGTCCTCATAGTCTCCAGTAGCTCTAAGCGCTGCTGTGGTGTCAGCGTAGCTAAGTTGACCGGTTTCTTTGTGCTGATCAAGGCGTTGGTTTGCTTGTTGTCTGTCATTCATATTGCTTCCAATGTCAATCCATAATTATTTATTTTTGGCAAATTTGATGTTTTAACTATCTTGATTAACCGATTATTTTTAAATTTTGAATAATCAACATAGTGATGCCATCGATTAAATTTAAAAACCACTTTTGCAACATCAGGATGTAGATTGGCAAGCATTTGGCTTTTTGGCAAAGTACCCTCATCATCATAAAATTCTGTACTATTGCCGCCACGCATTCTTTGAGTGGTAATTTTTCCACAGAGAAACGCATTAAATTGAATGGTGCACAAGCCATCTTTTAAAACACGCAAACTTAAATCTGTATCCTCGTTGTAACGTCCACGCCATCTGTAATTGGCATTGTTGTCAATTAACAAACATGAATAAATTCGTGTGTTCAAAATGTAAGGCGGCACTTTGTCATTTTTTTTGCAAAACGAATAATAGTTAAATCCTGCTACTGGCACATTAGCATATCGGCAAACAAAATCTTCTGCCGCTTTAAACGTAGAGCCTGTTCTTACTTCAAATTTTTCATTTCGGTTTAAATAGTGAAATGCGTCAATGTTGTCATCAAGAACCCAATGGCGTTTATGACCTTTCCAAAAAGAATGGTCAATGCAAAAATTCCGAGCAGGGCCTGGCCCCGTTCCCTTGCTAAATCCCATTTCATCGCACAACTCATATTCAGCTTTGTAAATTGGCGGCAAAACAAGTATTTCGCCATAGCAGCGACCGGATTCATAATTGTCAACTTCATTTTCTTCAACAACAATGTAATGCGGCACTCCCATTTCATGCAATGCCCGAGTCGTTAGCCCATTTGACGCTCGACCTTTAGACACAATGTAAATTGGAAAACTAGGCAACATCTTTGTATACCTTTTTTTCTAGCCCCCAATGAGATCGAAACGGATGCCAAATGCTTTTTGTTTTAACAGTTAAGAATTGACCTATTAATTGTTGAAATTCTTTGTAATCATCTTCAGTTTCAAAACGCACAATTAATTCTTTATAAGGTTCTTTTTTCTCTTGTACAAATTCAGGCATCCCAACCCATTCCGGATATTGGTCAAACAAGTCTTTCATCAAAACACCTCCCCATCATCTTGCCAATGTTTTACAGGGCTTGAATTCTTAAAAATTTCTTTTAAATCGGGCGCTTTGTAATCTTCTTTTTGCCATTGGTGCTTAGAACACTTGGGTTTTTCGCCATCCATGTGGACTGACCAGCGGTTGTGACAACCGTGGACTGAGCACATAAGACGCTGATTATCATCAAATGAATCATCTTTTTGCTGGGTGAATTTAGTGATTGCCATGATATTTTCCCTCTACGATTTTTGCAAAATTGCTAGGTTTAAGAATCCACTCTAAATCGGCAACAAAAGCCCGACCATCCTTGCTGTTGACCCTGCCGGTCAAAAATCTTGATTTGCCAACAGATTGGAAAAACTCAGCCCACCAGTTAAGCACAT